AATGACGCAACATGGCCAAACCCTAGCTGCTGCAACGGTTTTCGACTGGCCACACCACGCTTGGACACGATTTTGGACACAACACCCACCCCCGGTAGTACATATGTACTGGCCGGACCCCCCTATGGGGGTAGTTGGGGCGCCGCACTAGGCGTTAGGACCTTGAAAATTTGTGTCAAAATTTATGGACCCCTCTACAAGCGCCTAGAAGGGCCCTCCGAAGAGCCGTAGGTGTGCTTACACCTGCGGGGAGTCGGAGGGGGCTTCACGGGCCTTCCAGGGGGCAGTCAGCCTCATCTCATCAAAGAAGCCATCACCAGATTCCGAATACACCGGAGGATCGACCCCACTAGGGGGAAGAGACAGCTCCTTTACTGACTGATCAATTTCCTCAGCAATCCTTCTAGTTAGCATCCGTTCCTGAACGGCAACCAACAGTCCAAGAATTAGGTGCCTGGCCCACTCCGGCCAACCACTGGTCACCTCATAGATGGACCTAAGTTCCGGGACGACAAGGTGGGGCATCATCTTCAAACCTCATTGGAGCGGGAACGTAGCCCTTTGAAAATAGGACCTTCTGCGCTTCCTGGTAGTAGGGGCTATCCTTTGGAGCCACGGCAATGATTTTACGAGCCTGGTCAACTGAAAGGTCAATCATGATTGGATTCCTGAATAACGTTGAAGATGCTAGGGACTTCTTTGCAAAGAAGGCTGGCAATGCCTTCCGCAATCTGTCGGTGTTCCAGCTGCGTTTCACAGCTCCGTCTTACGGAAAGGTAGTGGAGCCAACTCCTCAGCGTCCCACTCATGTAAAGCCGGGTAGGACTATTGATGATAAGAACCTTTCTGGCACACTCCTTTGCCACACCCAACTCCAGCAGCCGTTGATACGCAAGCGTTGATTGTTTAATCACGTTGGCACAGAGCTGGTCTGCCTCAGCAATTGCTTCCAGGTCCAGGTCATCGATGCTGTTCTGTCGGTTGGTCAGGTCCTGACGCCTCCACACCGGAACCTCCAAAGGCTGATCCACGGCGGCGTACCGCTGGGAAAACTCCTGGAAAGAGAACGACCGATGCCTAAGGATCTGTGCGCTGATGTCCCGGGTAGTATTTATCTCCACACAGGCACTCGCCATCTCAAACGGACTCCAGTGCTTATGCTTGATGAGATACTTAAGCAGCCGTTCAGGGCTCTTGTTCTCTTCTTGGGACTTTGGGTTGGATACACGGGCACAGTAGGTGATGATGGACTCTGCGTCGGGTGTAATCCAGACCAGCCGTGTTGATGACATTAGTAGATGAGTGAGTAAGTGGTAGGTGAGTGAGGTGGAGGGTAGGTAAGTAGATAGAGGTAATAGTAGCTACTGCTAGGGGCTGCTGTAGCGTAGTAATAAAGTGAGCAACTATGGATCCACTTGTCTTTCCGAAGGTCCTTGACTCCCATCGCCCCCAAGAGGGGCTCCGGGACTCGGCGGCCTCAACAAGTCTAGCCATAGTCGTCCGACTCACGCAATTACGTTCCAGCAGACGGCTCCGCGTCAGTCCCCCCTGCGGGGGTCCTAACTTGGTCTTCGGGGCGCCCCTTTCGGGGCTTCCTCAGAGGTCTACCTTGTCCCTCCCCCTAACCCCCTCCCGTTTTAGGAAGTACCCTTTTAGGAAATCCACGAATAAACCGTTGTGTCTCCTTGGATTTCTGTGTCATTAAAGGAGCGGCCAGCGACTAACATGTCTGTGGCAAGGGTGGGCTGTTCGATAAACATGTTGAGCATGTTGTTCCACTCCTGACGCTTCTCAGAGATCAACGCCTCCCTAGAAGAGATGGCAAGGATGTCTTGAAAGTGCTTGACCCCAAGAGCAAGAGCGTCCACTCGGTCGTCGTGTTTGACGGCCCCCTTTTCCCGACACATCCTTGTCAGCTGATACATCAGCATTCTTGGCAGTCTTTCTTCTGGGGCCATGTCGTTGTTGGACTGGTAGTCCCAGTTCACCAGGCGTTGGTCAATGACAAGGCGGTGCTGGTTAAGGACGGGTTCCAGTGTGTCAATGATTCGGTCTTCCTTTCTTGTTGTGGCTCGGCTTTCTTCAAAGGCCATGCCGATCTTCATTTCTTGGGCGTGCTTCTTTAGGAGTTCCATGATGGCACCATCACCGAAGTTGGATTCGATCAGACACGTCTTGGACCCGAACTGCTTTGAGCGGCGAAGGATCTCTCTAAGGGTCGTGTCGGAATACCCATCCTGGGTAGCATAGATGTCTCGGATGTAGATGAAGCCATTTATTTGAGACAGGATCATGGAAACGGTCTCGTCCTTTCCTCGTCCTGAGGGGTCCACAGCCGTAATCGTATCGGTCCAAGAAACGAACTCACCAGTCGCTTTGGGGCGATGCCAACGGTCCCCAGGAAGCGCAACGGCAGGCAGATCCAATAGGGTTTCTTTGTCGGCCCCCCACACCAGATCCGATGGACCACGAGCAGGGTCCAAAGCCAGAACCGAGAAGTCTGATAGCTTTAGAGGGAATTTAAGGGCGTCGGATAGGCTGGTAGACAGCATGAACTGGAGCATGAAGTTGCTTCGGCTCATACTCTGTTCCCGTTCAAGAAGGTTGATCTCCGAGAAGCGAGTATCTGTTGGCTGCCAAGCTAAAGTCTCAAGTCCGTATTCTTCGATGTCAGCCTGAAGTTCCTTAGCAAGAACATCTTCATACCCAGTCAGTTCTTTTGGATACCTAGCGGGCCACACCATTGGAACATAACCACGTTCCCTAAGTGAATTATAAATGGTAAAGCAAGATTGAGGTGTGCCAAGGAAGATAATGCGGCTATCCTTTTTAGGTGTCAAAACGGATTCAAACTCAGTGACAAGCTGAAGAAGTTTTTCCCTCATCATGTCTGTAGCTGAATTTGTGGGTGTTTCAATGTCGTCAGCAATCAGAATGTCTGCCCGAGAACCCGTCAACTGACCGCTGATACCAACGCTCTTTACGGATGGGCTTTGGGCAGGCTTTGCTCCAGCAACATCAAAGGACACTCGTGACCAGCGTTGATCGTCGTCTTGCGGAGCTAGGTGGTTAAGCCACGCCACGTCGATAATCACCTTTTGACAAAAGATCGAAAAGTCATCGGCACGCTGCTTGCTGGCTGACACTACCATGATCTTTTTGTCCCTGTCGCAGAACAAATTCCACAACACAAAGGCAGCCGTGACCCAGCTTTTTCCCAAACCTCTGAAACATTGCAGCTGAATACGTTTACCTCCGTATTGGAGATAACGCGCCATAGCCAATTGAGCACGAGTAGGAGTAGGAAGATCTAATGATCTCCAGGTCAAACGCAGGAAGATACTAAAATCGTCTTTTAGCCTTTGTTCTAAAGGCGGCTGCTGTATGGCCCTGGAAGGCGTCTCAATTGATTCGGTTGACATAAGATACCTAAACAGTAGTTGAGGGGCCCTACAGGACCGTAGAACCCCCGATGGTGGCTATTTACGTTTACGGCTCTTGCCCGCTTTACTAAGAGCAATAGCAATCGCCTGCTTATTTGGGTAACCTTCCTTAGAAAGCTTCCGGATGTTTGAAGACACTGCCTTCTGTGTTTTGCCTTTACTAAGGGGCATGATCAACCACACTTCCAACGTTTAAGGGCAAGGGCTTTGCGGGTAGGCTTTCCATTCTTTTTCATTGGTCCTGGATTGCCACTCATGCGAGCACAGAAGGACCGTTTGCGGGGACCACCCTGCGGCTGAGGGGCCTTTAAGTTAGACCCCGTAGCAGCATTGTATTTGGCTCGGCCTTTGGCGGTGAGGCCACCCTTGCGGGACTTTTCACCACGACCTAAAGAAAGGCTGACGCTCTTTTTGGCCACGATCACTCACCACGGAGTTTCGTGTTGTACTTCTTGCCACGCCAGGTGAAGGTGGACTTTCCAGCCTTACGAGCGGCAGCAAAGGACGAGTCGAAGCTTTGGGCTGTGCTCATTTTCGAACCACCCGAACTGGATGCCTTAGCCTTGCTGCTGGAACCTGCGGCCTTCGCCTTTCCAGCGCCAAGAACGGGACTGCCCTTGATGGCGGCTGCCTTCTTGAACGCAGCAGCACGAGCATTGGTAAAGCGAGAAGGACGATAGTCACCCCTTGCGATTGCTGCGGAAAGGGTGCCGTTTGCCGTATTGCGAGCAGTCAGGGCTTCCTTGGCTACCATTGCCGGAATGCTGCCTTTGCCGATGCCTGAAAGCATAGCCCTAGCAGTCATTCCTCCACTTACACCTTTGCTGATGGTACGCATCAGATTACGACCACTAGGGCCTGCCTGGGCGCCAGCACGATTGGCGGCACCAGCAGCAGCCCTACGGATGGCCTGTGGGGCGTTTTGAGCAGCACGAGTGGCCGAACGCACGGCACTGC